GCGAGTTCGGTACGACCGGCTGCGCTGCCCGCAGATTCGCCGCGGCGGTCTGGGGATCTTCCGCCTGGCTCGCCATGACCTGGCCGGCAATTTGCTGTTGACCGGCACGGGTCAAGGGGCTGGCGATATTGGCCGCGGTACGAGTAGCGAGTCGAGCCGTTTCCTCAACGGCGGACGGGGCGAATCCCCCGAGCAATCCGGCAAAGAATTGCCCCACGGGCCCGGCTCCCGCCTGACGTGCGCCCTCAGAGGACAAAGCACCCGTGGTGCCACTCAATCCGGCCCGGATGGCATTCGGGACACCCGTGACGCCGCCGGCACCCCCCAGCGTCAGGGCCCCGGTCGTTCCGCGCACGCCAGCAGATGCGAATTGTTCGCCTGAGGTTTCAGGTGTGGGCGCGCCGAGATAGGTCAGAAAGCGCGAGAGCAGATCGCCATAAGACCCCGGCGCAGAAAGGTGCGTGCCAAGGACTTTATTAGTTGCCGCAGTCCCCAGTTCCTGCGGAGTTTTGCCCGTGAGCGCCCGCGTAACCAGATTGAACGGGGTGTTCTCGGCCACAGAGCCCAGCGTCCCCAGTACGCCCTCCCCCGCAGCCCGCCCAACTAACGCGGTTTGGCGCAGAGGATCTACGGACGTAGCGGGAGCGATAGGAGCCGGGGCGCTTTGCGGGGCTTGCTGCCCGCGGATGTAGTCCGCCAGCTGTTTGGCGCCCGCGGTATCGCCCGCCGCGTCCGCTTTCTGGAGCGCGGTGTAGGCGGCGGTGAGATCGGCCATTTACTTGTACTTGTCGAGGAGTGCCTGAACATTAGGAGGCATGGTTCCCGATGCTGCCGTTGGCAGCCCAGCCCCCTTTGCAAAATCCATCAGTGTTGCATTCGGGTTCTTGGACTGCTGCAACTTCGTGATGTCGTGCTGCGTAAAGGGAATGGCTCCCTGCACCTCGGTGATGATTTTGTTGATCAGATCCCGCTGGGCCGGCGCCAGCTTGGGATTTGACAGGTTCGGCTCGATGCCCTTCTCGATGATCTGCCGGGTCTCGGCGAGCTTTCGCAGCTTCGTGAGCTGCGAATCTCCCTCATTGAGCGTGATGCTGTCCATGGAATGCGTGATGGAGCCATTGGGCGCCAATCCTGCGGTTTCGATGGTGGACAGCGAGCGCGAGACCCCCGCAATCATGGTTTTGTAGTCCTGGGCTTCTTGACTTGTGATCTTCTGGCCCAGCACGCTCTTGACCGAGCTCATGAGAGTGGTCGCCGGCTGCGCGCCGCCGAACCAGCCCGTACTGGTGGTGACCGGCAATTCCGCGATGTTCTTGAGCGCTTGAACCGCTTCATTCGCTGAAGCCGCTACACGGTTGAACATCACGCTCGAACGCGAATCCATGCCAGCCGAGGTCGCGTTCGGGTCGTGCGGGCCGCCCGCGATGGGACGCAACGCACCCCGGGTATTTGGATCGCGTTCGTAGCCTGCGGGAATACCGCGATCCGCATTCGCCAGATCCTGCCCGCGCAGTGTGACGGCGCGACCTTGCGCGGCCCGTTGATTCTCCGCAGCTTGCGTAGCGGCTGCACGGGCATTCTCCGCGGCGATCGTATTCTGGTTACGCGCGAGCTGGCCGCCCGGGCCTTCCTGCTTGTAATGCGCCTCTATCATGGCCTGATGCGCGGCGAACTGCTTTTCGGGGTCCACCAATCCCGCAAGCGCTTGTTGTGCCACATCCCCGGCCTGCTGCTTGACCTGTTCGGGTGTGAGACGGGCAAAAGCCCCTTGGCCATGCGCCTGATCGTATTGAGCCGCAAAGCCCGGAGCGACCGAATGAACGGTCCCAATCGGATCATCCGAGTTCGCGACCTGATTGGCCGCGGTAAATAACTGCCGGTAGCGGCTGGTGAGATCGGTGGCTCGAGCCTGATTCAGATCCGTGGATGCTTTGACGCCCGCCATGCCGTATTTGCCGGCGAGATCACTCAAACTGACCTTCGGGTTTGACTGAATGCTCTGATCGATACCCTGTTGATCGGCCTGAGCGCGTTGAGCTTCCTGCAACTGCAGATCGCCGAATTGTTGGCGCTGCTGCTGGGCCTTGATCTGGTTACCTTGGCTGTAAATCTCGGCAAGGCTGATGGGTGTATAAGCCATATCAGCCTCCGTACACGTTGGCCGGACCAAACCCGCCACCGCTATAGGATGGTTGAGCGGTCGCCGTGGCAGGATTCAAATATCTGTAAAGAAGATAGTTGGAGGCCAGTCCATTCGCGGTATTCCCGATGGTCTGCCCCATGTCGTTATAGGCTGATGCGCGCGCGCTGCCGGCGCCCAAGAGCGCACTGCTGTTGGCATTCGCCATGTTGGTCCCGGCGGCTTGGGTCGCATTAGTGGCGTTCTGCCCTTCGCCCGCAACGCCGCGCAGATTGTCGACATACCGCTGGAAATTCTGCGAGGCCAGTCCTGAGGCATAGGTTTCCCCCGCTTTCACGGCAGCACCGGACAGCAGTCCTCCGCGAGCCGCAGCGGAGCGGTTGATGGCGTCCTGTCCTTGGCTCTGAGCAAAGGTAAAATCGGGCGACGTGGTGAAGCCCGAGAAATCAGACTTGCCTGAGCCCTTCACGAGATTCCCACTCGCATCCGTGGAGTCGAGCCCATAGAGCTTCGCAATCTGATTGAGTGCGCTGACGCCCGTATTTCGGAATGGCGCCTGATCTGACCGTGCCTGATCATATTCGCGCTGTTGCTCGCCAACAGAAGCATTGGCGGCCGATTTCATCGCGCCCGCGGCCTTATTGGCCGAATAGATCGACGCTCCCACTCCAACCGCTGCCACGCTGACAGCGGCAATTACTGCGGACATGATAGCTCCCGCTGATGGAGGGCTTCGCCTAACTCAAGGGTGACGGCGGCGGGCTCGAAGATATCCGCGTCCAACACCGCGATATCCCGCTCATTGGTCGGGTTTGGATGCACCGTACGCGCTATCACGTCGGTCACTGCGTATACGACCATTTGGTAACCCGGCAGGGTAAGGATCTCGGACGGTGCTTGAAACGCCTCACGCTGGCCACCCGGATGAATGAGAACGACGGAACCCTCCAACAACTGACAGACATGGCCGTGTTTATGAATCCGACCCGTCAGTAGAATTCCTGCCGGAATACGAATTTCACGAATGTACAGCCCCTCCTGAAACTGATGGCTCAGCGGACAGGCCGTTTGCTCCATAGTCAGGAACTGATACGTTAGACACGCTACCTTTTCCGTCCATGTCAGCCCGGGGAGTTGATCCCATTGGGGGATAGGGACGTTTTGCATACATTACCTTCTGATAGCACAACACCTGCACCATGGACTCATTCAGCTTGCGCAGCTCGGCCAGAATCTGCGTTGCCAGATCATCGGTCATACATCTACCCGCGCCTTTAAGGTTCCAGAAGCCAGATCCAGTGTGCCCCCGCTCTCATTTTGAAATCGCACCGATACGGTGTTGGTCGAGGACACCCATGCGGTGAGCGTGATTCCCTGCAGATCCAGCGAGAAGGAGGCGCGGGCGAAGCTACCCAATGCTGCCCCCGTCACCGTGACCGTCGTCGTCGCACCTGCCCCATCCACCAATGAGGGCGGATCATAGGTAGCCGTCCCCGTGAGCGGCAGCAGCATGTAGCGCGCATCGCCCCGGGTCTGGTTGTAATACTGCGCGAAGGGGTCGGGGAGCGCTGCAAATGTATTGATTGCGGCCGTCACTTCCGCATCGCGCGCAATGGTGCCCGGGATATCCGTGTCCGCAAGTCCGGTGAAGGTCAATACACCGGAGCGACGGGCAAGAAAGGTATCATCCGCACTCGCAACCACGTCCGCCGGCTGACCGGGCGTATTCTGCAGCCGACCTACCACACTCGCCGGAGCACTGTCGCGCAGCTTCGCGTTCGTGATGGCCTTATCAGCCACCGTCACGGTGGTGACTGAGTTGTTGTCCGGCGTCACCGCGACCTGACGGGTCCACTGATCAAAGCTTCGTTGATCGCCCGGATAGACTTGGGGGGCTCTAAGCGGCATCTTTCAAAATCGCCATGATGAGCGTACGGCGTACCGGGTCAGAGATGGAATAGCGATAGCAGCGGTCATAACTCTGTCCCAACCGGTTCCACAGCGCTGTGCGCTGGAAATCGCCGCGCCGTCCGAGGCTGCGCCAGATCTCATTGCTCCACGTGCGTCCGCCATCGTCACTCCACTGCAGCATTACCTTAGGATCAACGCCCTGTCCGCTGATGGTTCCTTTGCCCTGCTCGAACACCAGTTCAAGGGAAGCATGCTGGATATATTCTGTTCCGTTGGCAATCGCAGGCGAGGTACAGGAAGCTACCAGTGGCTGGCCCCACTCGGTGAATGTGCCGCCGTCCAAGATCCCGAGCTTGTTGGATGTGCGGTCCCCAACATAGGTCAGGTTGTTTCCGCGCAGTACGAACGCGGCGCGCCAGTTTGCAAGTCCGTAGCTTTGCCGTTCATGCCAGAGCTGAGTGGAGAGGTCGAGTGCCCACGTGGCTTCGGTATAGGTCAGCCCATACATCGAGTGCCCGTTCTCGATCCATGTATTGCCTACCGGCTCTTGGGGGGCGTACTTGGCAATGGCCTGTTCCATGGCGGTCTGCGATACCCTCACCGGGGTATATCCATTCACCCGGCGGACCGTGCCATCGGTGGCCGGAAAGAAAATCGAGTTGTCGATCTTCGCCGGTCCATATTTGCTCGTGCAGCCGATTTCCATGAAGCCCGACGCCGTTCGAGTCAGCGGAAAGGCCGGATCGCCGGAGTTGTACCAGACCTCGGTGGTCTGACGACCGAAGAGGAACAGTTCCCGATGATCCACAATTCCGACCACAACATCATCGGGAGCGGCTTCGGCGGAGGCGAAATCCAATGCATCCCAGTTCGAGGGATCAAACGCCGTATGGTTGACATATACCCGGCCATCGCCGGGACCGCCCACCATATAGCCATCGAGGAAGGCCACCCACTCGTAGCCCGGGAAGTCAGGGTCTGTGATCTGCCGCGTGACCGCGCCGTCCCAGAGGTAGGAGGGACCGTTCACCGTCACCATGACGTGTGACCCGTCGCCGTCGATGAAGACCGGACCATTGCCGGGAATGGAGCCGAGCGCAGTTATCGCACCGGCCGCCGTTACGCTGTAGAGCTGAGTACCCGAAACGACATAGCCCAAGTTGTTGACGATCTCCGCGCCCCGCAACGGTCCGTCACCGATGGTCAGGAAATCCTTGATGCCGAAAGCGGCAACAACGGCAGCGGCTGTTTTAGCGGCCGGTGGCGCAGCCTCCAGATAGGTATTCACCATTCGCTGCGCGCTGAGCGGCTTGGACTCGTGCGTATACGAGCCGGTCCCGAAGGGGATCTGCACTAGAAATACTCAGCCTTGACCGGCTTTGAAACCACCGGGGATGCCAAGATCTTGCGCAACTGTCGTTCGGCCATGGAGGTGACCGGAAGGCCCAGGATTCCTTCCGCCGCAATTTTGCTGCGCTTAGGTTCGCCCAGCATGAATTCATCCACGCTGATCGCCGCCACCATGGCGATGATCGGAACCTCGATCAGCTCGTCAATGCCGTCATCGAAGTCAATGACCGCGATCTCCAGCGCCTCGAGTTGCTTTTGGATCGTCTCGCACTTTTCGCCCAGCAAGACTGAGTCTTCCGCCGACAAACTGTTGCCCACCGGCAGTACTCCCAGCTTGCGTGCGATCCGCTCCTTCATCTGCGGGAAGTTGATGCTCACGAAAACACCCCGAGTTGATCAGTCCCTTGGCCACAAAAGGCGGGACGTCCAGGATCTCTCCCGGACGCCCCACAACCGCCCCATGGCCGGCAAAATGACCGGCCCAGGGCTTTAGACACTCAACCTTCACTGGTTTATGAAGATCGGTGTCAGGTTGAACACGCCCGCAGCCGGCGTGGTGGCGACAGTCGTGATGTTGATCTGCACCTTACTCACGGCTGTCAGTACGAGCGGTGCAGCGGGAATCAGCGAGAAGGCCGCGGCGGATGCGCCCGCGCCTCCCGTAGTGATACCCGTGATCACATCAGAGCCGGCCACCTGGATCTTGTAGACCAGGGCGGACGCGGCGAGCGACTGTGTTTGGATGATGAAACCGAGAATCGCGCAGTTGGCTGGCAGATAGCCCAACTCCACGATATCGCCCACATCGTCCAATGACGTGGTGGCGATGCTGGCGGTAAATGTAGTCCCCGCCAGGCCCATCTCGTAGCCTTTGGGAATGAGGTGCGCAGCCGATGCCGCCACCGCAACAGTAGATGCAGTCATGTCGATGTATCCTTTGGTGGTGGATCAGGCGTCGCCAACCGCGCTGA